TTGCATCTAGTATATTTAATTCTGCTGCGGTTGCACCTAGAGCAGTTGTTCCATCATTTAATGATCCATAGGTAACTGCACCAGTTGTTGAGATTGCACCAGCACCAACATCAATACTTGTAAATCCAGAAGTAATACTACCAGAGTTTAATGCGCCTACTGACACTAGGCCAGTCGCAGTAGTTATTGAATTTTGTGTTGCAGTAGAAACTGTACCGGCCAAATTACCAGTTACGTTACCAACAAATGCTGTTGATGTAATACTTGTTGCACCAGTAACTACACCAGCATCAATGATAATAGCACCATCAAGAACAATCTGTTGACCTGACAGTGGTGTAATTAACAAGTCAGTACCAGCAGTTGAACTTAATGTATTACCATTTATATTAAGATTATCTATTTGAAGTGCAGTAAGTGTACCAACACTAGTAATATTTGTTTGGGCTGCACCAGTAACAGTTGCAGCAGTTCCAGATGCGTTACCAGTTAATGCACCAACAAATGAACTTGACGTAATACTTGTTGCACCAGTAACTACACCAGCATCAATGATAATAGCACCATCAAGAACAATCTGTTGTCCATCTAATGGCGTAATTAATAAATCAGTACCAGCAGTTGAACTTAATGTATTACCATTTATATTAAGATTATCTACTTGTAATGCTGTTAATGTTCCTACTGAAGTAATAGCAGTCTGAGCAGCACCAGTAACAGTTGCGGCTGTACCAGATGCGTTTCCTGTTACGTTACCTGTTAAAGCACCAGCAAATAGTGTTGCAGTTAATAGACCACTACTACTATTAAATGTTAGGTTTGTACCACTCTTGGGTGGTAAATCGCCTGTTGCCGCAGTTGCAAATAATGGGAAACAAGTTGTATCACTTGACTCATCTGCTACTGTAACAGCAGTACCAACAGATGCCAAAGCAACTGCGATATTTGCAGTACCGTCAAACGATGTTCCACCGATAGTTCTTGCTGTTGCTAGTGCAGTTGCAGTTGCGGCAAGTCCTACAGCAATATTGGCACTACCATTAAATGATGTACCACCAATTGTTCTAGCAGTTGCAAGTGTGGTTGCAGTATCAGCATTACCTGTAACATCACCAGTTATATCACCAACAAATGCAGTAGATGTAATACTTGTTGCACCAGTAACTACACCAGCGTCTATGCTGATTGTTCCGTCTAATAGAATTGCTGAACCAGATGCTGGTTCAATATTAATTGCTGCTCCAGAATCTAAAGTCAATACACCAGCGGAATCAATGTCTACAGTACCATCTGCTGTTATTTGGATATTTCCGGCCGCTCCAGCAGCATCAGTTGTAACAATGCTAAGAGTACCAGCAGCGCCTGCTGTAAATACAACAGTATCACTAGTGTCGCCTGTCATAGTAATAACTTTACCATTAACAGCTACGTCATCAACAGTAAGTGCTGTTAATGTACCAAGTGAAGTAATGTTTGTTTGTGCAGCAGTAGATAATGTACCAGCAATTGTACCACCTGATACATTCAACCCAGCACTGAACACTGGTATCTGGTTCATAGTGACAACACCACTAGATGAAATTACAATTGAGTTAGCATCACCAGCAGAACCGACAAATCCACCGTTAGGTATAACCAAGTTTCCACCGATAGTTAAAGGGCCATCAAGATCAAATCCGACTAATCCGCCACCGCCGAGACTTAGAGATGATGAAGTCTCTGACATAACACGGCCGCCGTCCTCCCTTAGTAGATCGCCAACTTCATTTTCCAATTCAATAGCTTCAAAGTCAGTGCCTGCAGCTGTAATTACACCAAGATTTTTGACTTTAATGTCACCGCCAATAACTGCATCTTTAACAACAGACAAACCACCGTCAGTCTGCAATGATCCATCTGTTGTAGAAGTTGCTGCCGTACTGTCGTCAGTTTTTATAATTCCACTAGCAGTTAGTGCGGCTGTAGTAACTGCGCCAGTAATATCAACGGCACCGCCAATAACTGCATCTTTAACAACAGACAAACCGCCGTCAGTCTGTAGTGAACCATCAGTTGTAGAAGTTGCTTGTGTAGCATCATCGGTTTTGATAATTCCACTAGCAGTTAGTGCGGCTGTAGTAACTGCGCCAGCAATAACACCTGTGCCTGAGACATCCAAATTACCATTGACATCAATCAGAGTTGCATTAATTTCTATTTCTGTATCTGATACTAAATCTAAAACTCCATCTGCACTTTGATGAATGTATGTTCCAGAGTCACCAAACTGAAGTTGTCTAGTTGAGTTAATTAACAGGCCTGTATCTGCAACATGAGTTAATGTTGTATCTTGGTCTGCACCAAAGTAAATTATTGAACTATCTGCAAGATAAAGGTCAGACCATTCCAATGATGTTGTCCCAAGTGTTGCTCCATCTGTACTTGATGGTGAAATACTAGTCGCAACCAGAGGAGCAGTTAAAGTCACCACTGTTGCAGTTGCACTAATACCGCTGGTCAAAGACGATGCATCTCCAATTAGAGTATAAATCTCTAAGAAATTATCATTAACTTTATCGATAGCTACTCGTAAAGTATCTCCAGTGCCATCGTCTACAGCACTACCTATTCCAATTGATTGATTTGCCATCTAAATTCTCCTAATACTATTTATAATCATGTAGGATCACCAAATGGATTTGACTCACTGAAGTCCAGTACTGTATCATCTAATGTATCAAACAATTCATTTTGTGAGGTCTTGTCATTCACATAATCACCAATATAATAGTCTTCAGATATAATATATTCATCACTACCAGTTTCGAGTAGGATACTTTCACCAAACGACGCTGGATCGTCATCTGCACTAATTGTTACAGCATCTACAGTAACATTAGATATATCAGCAGTATAATAAGATCGATCTACAGTTAATCCTTCACCAACAATAGTTGCCTGTTCAAGAGTAATCTGATAGTCAGAACTTGCGGTTGAGAGAGAAGTTTCAATTGCGTCAATTTCAGTAATACCTGTATCAAGAGCTTCTGAACCGTAATCAAACAGGCGGCATCGCATCTTGTAAACTGGGTTATTATCCAATTGATGGAAAGGTTCATCATGATCCACAAAGTTAATCTCAAATAGTTTCTTGAGTACCGGGTGATAAATCGCATCACCCTCTAGGGGACGATCAGCATCAGTCGCATCAGATTCGTTTAGAATATAAAATATCTCACCCGCTAGTGCAGATTCCGTAATTGTACCAGATTCCAATTGAATAGAACCAGACGATGTTGAGTCTGTTGCTGTTTCGATTTGTAATTGTTTTGTCTTCTCTTGGAACCTTGTCTTACTTACAACAAAGGTTGCTTCACTTAGGTTCTGTAAACCGAACTGAGACATCAGTTCTTGTTCTCCAGCATAACCACCACCAGAATCTTCCATATACATTTCGATAAGAGACTGGGTGTTAAACTTAGATAGTGCGTCTTCGCCAAGCACTTTGTCTTCTGCAACTAGTGTCCGGTCAAGATAATATACATCATGACCGTGAATTTGAATTGCTTCTGCAATCAAGTTGGCGTATAGTGATTGTTCAGCTGTAGCTATTTGACCTGTGGTCATACGTTTGTACTCCCTGCATCACCAAATGGATTTGACTCATTAAAGTCCATTACAGTATCATCCAATGTATCAAACAACTCATTTTGAATTGTCTTATCCCTTATTACATATTCTTCACTTATAAGGAACTCATTGCCACCAGTTTCAAGTAGGATACTTTCACCATACGAAGCAGGATCGGAGGACAATATTGTAGTATCCAAAGATATATCTACGGAAGAGAGGTCCAAATCAATAAAATCTAAAGTTAAAGGTTGGCCAACAATTGATGAATTTTCAAGAGTAAACTGATATTCAGAACTTGCACTTGATAGAGAATCTTCGATTGCGTCAATTTCAGTAATACCAGTACTAAATTCTTCTGAACCGTAATCGAACAAACGACAACGCATCTTGTATACTGGATTACTGTCTAACTGATGAAAAGGATCGTCGTGATCTACAAAACTAATCTCAAACAATTTCTTTAGCGTTGGATGATAAATTGCATCACCCTCAAAAGGACGGTCTGCATCAGTTGCATCAGTTTCATTTAAAATATAAGATATTTGACTATCAGATACCGTACCAGATTCCAATTGAATAGAACCAGACGATGTTAAGTCTGTTGCTGTTTCTATTTCTAATTGTTTTGTTTTTTCTTGAAATTTTGTCTTACTTACAACGAAGGTTGCTTCACTAAGGTTCTGCAAACCAAATTGGGACATTAGTTCTTTTTCTCCAGAGTAACCACCACCAGAGTCTTCCATATACATTTCAATGGAAGATTGTTTATTAAACTTGGATAGTGCATCTTCTCCAAGAACATTGTCTTCTGCAACTAATGTACGATCAAGATAATATACAGAATGCCCCCTATGATGAATAGCTTCTGCAACTAAGTCAGCATATAAAGATTTCTCAACTGCCAAGTGCGACCGCCACTGCCAAGCACGAGGTTGATTGGTTGTGGTAGCTGCAAGGCCGGGGGAATGAAAATGTTTATTAACCGCCATTAATTATCCTATCATATAATTAACTGGCAACTCAAACGTAAGTTGAATTTGTTCTTCTAACTTATTAATCTCTTCTTGTGCCTGTGAATAGATAGCATCACCATTCATGGTAACACCACCAAGCATTGCAACACCACTGAACTTTGATAGGTTTGCGCCCCACTGTTGTTTAATAAGAGCAGTCGCATACCTCTTGAGGAATATATCATCATAAATATCTGTAAATGTTGTTGGGTCTATTTTGCGATAACACTCTGCAATGATATAGTCCTCACCAGCAACGAAGTCGTTTGTCCAATCTCCATCAATGTAAAGACGATTCTGGTGTTGGTTAAATCTAATTGGTGTTTCTCCAACGAGAATATGTTCTAGAAGGTCTAGGTTATCCATCGCCATCTGATACTGAATAACAGAAGTAGAAGATAGGTCATACAAGTCATTAAGGCGCAACTGGTAACGAACATCAAACATGTTACTACCACCGCCCGTACCCGTGAATGGCCAGACCTGTATTACAGACACGACAGCAGAAGGCATCGGAATATAATTAGTACCCTCTAGAAATGTATCAGTAATAGAATCATCTACTGTATCGGTTCCAGTTGTGGTTGCATTTGCGATCCCCCGCGCCACATCTGCTTCGGTAATCAGATGTTTGAGATACATTTTCTCAATACCATCATAATGATACTGTGCAAAGTATTGTAGAGCTTCATCAATGCGATCATCTGCTTGATCATCTGATATGTTAATATCAATAACCCCAGAACCCAATGCCCTTAGGCAATACGATTTAAATGTTGACTTGCTTGTAGGTATAGCCATGAAGATATCCTTTTTACTATATTTATAAGATTTGTTTTATTGCGATAGTGGATATCGTAGGATCAAGGTTAGTGGGTAGTGCTTGATAACTGGAAACCGAAGTTATTCAGTTATCAAATGCGGTTAACTGTTTAGTTACCCAGCAACATAAGCTTTACCAGCCGTTATGGCATCTGTGTAAGCCGTCTTGCTAACACTAGAATCAGAATACCAAGAGTGCGCTGCCTGAAGTTCAAGATGGTCTGTATTGCGGGTGACCACGTTTGTTTTGCTGTCTAAAGAGACAGTGTAATCGAGTTGATTTATTGACCATGTTGCAGCCATTTTAATTATCCTTCTAGTGCGGTTATTCTGGAGGTGAGCGCAATATTCTGCTCTCGCAGTTCCTTGATAGCAGCGACCAGTAACGGAATGGTCCCCTCATAGCTTAGACCTAGATTCTCGACGCCGTCATCATCTACAGTACCTTCATCGACAGCCTCTGGAAGAGCGGTCACCCAATCTTGAGCGATTAGAAAGGGCCGTTTTTTTACGTCATCTGCTTCGTTATTAAAGTGGCCCGTCATTGCCCGGCAATTTGCGATCTTGTCGAGCGCATTCTCAATGGGCACCAAATTTTTCTTCTTTCGGAAATCAGAGTTTGAGCTCCAACTCGTTCCACCATTTGATAGATAAACACCTTGTCCAGAATTCCCGACAGTTGTACTGCCAGTTCCAACGTAGAAATTAGAGTCGGAACTGGTCTTGAAACCCATGCACACTTCAACTTGTCCGGCTTTAAGCATGTAGAAAACGTTGGCAACGTCGCCAGCCGTATGTAGTTCTAGCTTAGAACCAGCGGCACTTGGTGTTGTCTTACCAATCAGCAACTGGCCGCTGGAGTTGATGCGCATACGTTCACCACCAACATTAAAAGACGTGAATGCGGCCGCATTGGTCTCGTTATTGTTAATTATAAAACCACCTGTTTTATACTTAACCATGTCAACGGTGGTCGCCGTCCCCCCAGCCGCATTGTCAGTAATGAGCCGGATGATTGCGCCAGCAGATGTTCCGTTTGTCGTGTTGTATACATCCAAATAACGGAGCGTATTTCCTGCCGCAGTAGAACCCCCAATATTCACATTGCCGTTCGCTTCGATGCGCATACGTTCTGCGTTGTTGGCGTAAAACGCCATTGGATGATTAGTAGTCGTACCTAATGACCCGTTTGCACTTGAAGTGTTGTACAGGATGGTATTGACGGTGCCGTCGTTAACGGAAATACCGGCGTTTGTGCCCGAAACAACGGCTAGCTTTGTCCCCGGAGCCGTCGTGCCAATACCGACGTTGCCTCCAGCGTCGACGGTCATTCGTATTGTGTCATTTGATCCGAAAGAAAGATCGTGGTTGCTGCGTGTAACTAATGCCAACGCCGCTGATTGTGTAAATAACCCGCCAAATACAGTTGCGGAAGCTGCATCTTTTATGTGAATACCGTCGTTTGTTCCACCGACTACTTCAACCTTAAAACCCGGAGCCGCCGTGCCAACACCGACGTCACCCGCACTGGTCAAAGTCATCTTGGTCGCAGCAGCTTCACTTGCACCCGTCATAAAGTCTAATGAAGTTGCATTAGAACTAGAACTAAAGTCGCCCTCTGCACGAGCCTGAATTGCAGCTGCAACCAATACTGCATCTGTTCCAGTGCCTTCGTCTGGTGCTTGGAAAGCAAGTTTACCCATTACATCATTGGCAGCCATGTCTGTTTCGCCAGTTTGCAGCGTAAGGATAATAGGTTTATCATCGGCTGTGGCTGTGTGTTTTAGGTTCAGACCAACATCATGAACGTGGGTAAGAGTAATTTCGGAGTTCACACCAAAATGCATAGCTGCTGCATCACTAATCATAATCAAGTCATCACCAATGACTGCATCCAAGACTACAGACAAACCGCCATCAGTTTGTAATGATCCGTCTGTTGTAGAAGTTGCAGCAGTTGTATCATCGGTTTTGATAATACCACTAGCGGTTATGGCAGCAGTTGTTGTTGCTCCTGCTACATCTACGGCACCTGAGAAGTCACCAGTTGCGGCGTCGATCTCACCACTGATGGTAAGGTTTCTTTGTCCTGTTGTATCTTTGCTGCCATCCGTTGTAACTACTTTAGTAGCGATTGCTGTACCAGCAGTTAGACCATCAAGTAATTCTAATTCTGCTTCAGCAAGAACAGCGTTGCCAG